TACTGGATGAAGAGGTGCGGCATTCCGCCTATTCTCCAGATGATTGTTCAGAGGACATGTTACCGTCCCCGGCCAATCGTGTTCGAAGCGCGCGGCCCAATGGCTGCGTACGGCGAACCGTGGGACAAGGAGAGCCCTTTCTCCAATCCCCACTATATCATGCTTCGTAAGGGGGTCCTGATGGGAGACCCTCTCACGAAGCCCGTTCTTCACCTGGTAAATATCCTGGTGAGAACGGTCGGAATGCACTATTCCGACCCGAGTTTCCAAGAAAAGATTTTTGGATTTTCGGGGACTACAGTATCGAAAGTTGTCAAATCGATGCTGCAGTCTGGGGTTCCAAACCCCGTTCTCCAAATGTTTGGAAGTCCAAGCACTTCGGAGAAAAGCGAGCCATCTGAAAAGATGGGCCCGCTCGCCGCTCTGCTGGAAGAATATCCAGTAGACCCGACGATCGTCGATCCGATAGTGTCACTACCGGAATCAACGTCACACAATGTCCATCAGGTCGATGGGCAACGTGTTGTCGAGATCAATCCCACACTTACGTGGGACTGGCTCGCGGGGCCTGGGCAGCAAAAGCTTGCTGCTCAGACTGACCCCAGCGCGGTCGTACAGCCCGCGCTTACCCGGACCTTGAGTTTTAAAAACTCAGCGGTACGGGCGGCCCTTGGTGAGGATGAGCATCGTCACCAAATGGCTATCGCATTCGGCAAGCAAAGGCTTGAAGAAAAGCGATTGAAGGAGATATTCCGAGATATTCGGTTTATCCCCCTCCCGCCCGCGATACCCCAAAATGTGGGGTACCGCGAGTATCGCGCACGCGCGACGGCAGATGGCCGCCGCGCTAGCGCTTCCGCAATCCGTCATGCCCAGCACGACGGAGAGACGGTCTCATGCACAAACGGCCTACTTAGGCTATTTGGCATAATGCCTTGGTAGAGGAGTAAGTTGCTCCCCGGCAAGGTGTCGCAAGTCCATGAGGTATGTTACCTCATGCTCACACGCATACGACTCGGGCGCCCTGTTTGGCGGCGTTCCTGTTGAAAGTATTAACCGCTCTGGCGGGCCGAATACGTTAAAAAAGATAATCAGCCTGCGCAAGCAGCCACTTATCCAGGACTGATGCAGACATTACCATATCTGCAGCAGCCTCGCGTCTCTGACCCGGCAGACCAGGTCAGAGATCGCTTTGCCTTTAACGGAATTAATTCCGCATGGGCAGAAGCCTTCCTCGAACTAGATGAGTACGAGGGAGTGCTTACTCCCGATCCCGCCGAAATCGTCGGCGTGGTTGAGGAGGCGACCAGTCGACTTCGTTATTACGGAGCGATTGGCGATGCCGAGAAACCGCCTAACATTGAGCGGATCACCGGCATGGAGGTTGGAGACGATCGTAAAGACGAATCCAAATCCCCTACTGGCCTTGCAATATCACTTGTAGTGCAAGAGTCAGTTTTCAAGATGATTACGTCCGAAGAAGACACATTCATCTCGAAGGAGCGTAGTAACTTCTGCGAGGTTACCACGATCGCACCTAGGTCTCAAACGGGGTCGTTTGATTACGC